GTCTATATCAGATGCTCTCGTATCGGTACCAGCAAAGCCTTTCGGAACAACCGAACCAGCAACTGCCCAACGGAGCATTTCACGACCCTTCTTGTTAATCATCTGGAGGTTGTTTTCTCCATCGTAAGAAGACTGGTCAACAAACACCATTCTGTAAGATTCCAACGGCAAACCAGACTCAGGGTGCTTCTTAGAAGCTTGAGCAACCGGACCGTGGTCAAACAACGGAACTTTAACAACATTCACACGGTGACCGTCGATGTGGTCATACGAGGTGAAGTAACCCGTGATACCGAGGTTACGACCGCTACCAGTGATGAACGTCGGTTGAGTCGTTTGTAAGTAGCTATTAGAAGCTGTTAAACCTCCAGTAGCATAGTAGTTACGCATAGCCTTATCGAACTCACGAGCACCACCGATACCAGTGTACAAGGTAACTTGCTTATCCGTAGCATCTGTCATACCGTAGAACAAATCACCGATAACATCCTCAATCTTAGATTGAGTCAAGCTAGAGTAGGTGTCCTTATTGATGATTTGCTCGAAGAGACCCGGACCAGAGATAACGGGTTGACCGTTTTCGTCAAGCATTTGGTTAACTCTCATAGGTTTTAGCACCATACCAGTAGTACATTTCACACTCTTCCTTAAACTTAAGCATGTGGCGGTACTCTTCGTAATCCATCCACAACTTAGTCGTTTGACCATCCTTCATCGGGAGGGTGAATTGTGCAACATAATCTTTAGCATTACCAGCGAAGTGGTAAGACTTACGAACCGTACCGATTTTGCTTCTGACCAAGCCCGGTGCAGTCCAGTTAGATGCATTACCGCGAGAGAAGTCAACACCTACGTTAGCGTAGAGCATACCCCACAATGCACCTACCGCTAAATCTTTATTACCCTCACTTGCAGAAAGAGCACCCGCATCGGGAGAGACAAGCTTCAAAGTGTACTTGTACCCAGCTCCGTCAGGAACAGGTTGCTCCATAATACGAGCTAATACCCCAGATTGAGAAACCAAGGTGTACGGGAAAATGAACCACTTGTCCGGGAAAGTGACGGTGAACATTGATCCACCTGCACCTGTGCCAGTAGCTGCGACAACAGGACGAACATTAACTTCGTGCGTCTTCACACGGTACTCATACTCGAAACGATCAATCGACTTGGTGTTCCCAACACCCTCAGTCAAGAAAGACAAGGGGAATTTCTTCTCCTCTCTACCTGCAAGGTGGGTGATAATTGGGGACAGCTCTTCGGGTTTCTCCATCAATGCGTTCACCAAAGAGTTGGTGTCCGTCATCTGCTGATCGTTATAGTAAGTTTTAAGAACTTGCATTAAAGCCATGATTGTAAATTTTTAAAGGTTAGTTTTTTTGTTTATTGAAATAATGCCCAGCAATCTTAGTTTGTAATTCTGCTTTCTGATAATCCATATCTCTCTTAGTTTCCCCATTAGGGCCTACAGGCATAGAGATGTAATTAAAGAATTCTGACTTCTTACGGTCAGGGATTCTAACTCCTGCAAAATCATTCTCAGACTCAATCACTCCAGCTACTTCATTCCAGAACTCTTGAACTTCTTCTTCTCTCTGCTGTCTTTCTCTCTTCTGCTCTTCAACTAGTTGACGTCTGTATTCTTTCTGAGTCTCAGCTAATGACTTCTGAGCTCTCATTGCTTTATCATACAGCTTTCCTGTTTCCTCAAAATCATTGATACTTTCCATTGCAAAATCATCATCATGACCTTTTGCTTTAAAGTATTGAAACAGGATAGCTTTCTGAGCTCTATTATCGTCTCTTGTCAACTCATAGTCTGACAAGTCATTGTTAGGATTGAAAGCTTCAAAGAATCTCTTAGGGTCACCACCCGCAAGCACATAGTCTAAGTGTTGCTGTACTTCCGGGAATTGAGTGAATAACTGCTGGAGTTGATCTTCTGCTATATTCTGTGCAACATCTTTTACAAAGTTGGTTAGTCCTTCTGTAGTATCATCATACTCATTCTCTAACTCATACCCAAGGGTATTTGCAATTTCAAAGATGATAGATTCTTGAGAATCTTCATTATCATTATCATCTTCTACTTCCTCATCATCTTGAGGGTCTGCTAACGGATCATCCTCGTCATAGTCACGAGGTTCAGTATCTATTTCTTCTCCCTCCTCTTCCTCTTCAACGTCATCTTCAATTTCTTCTTCAACTTCAGTTTCTTCTACTGCTTCAAGTCCATCTCCAAGCATGTCATCTAAAGACAGTGCATCTAAATCGACTTGAGGTTGAGATTTGGTTTTGGTTGTTCTGCTCATGATACAAAAATATTTTTATTTGGTTTAATTTGCAACATATATTTAGTTTTTCTAAATACCTTTATAATATCCCACTTTCCCTTATTTCTTTGGGGATTTAGCCTTAATCTTTTTCTCTTGTTTTAGCATTGCAGCTGTAGGTTTCTTTCCAGAACCTTTATTAGCTCGAATATTATCCCATAATCCTCTCTGCGAATAAGAGCCATCAGCTCTCTTAATCATCTCTTTCTTAGCCATATTATTTATATTGATTTAATGGATTTAATTGTCTTATCAAATCATAGTAAGAACCTGATGGAGGAGTAGGTTTTTTACCTTGAACCATTCTATTAAATTCCGTTAAAGCTGAATTTGGGATTCCCATCTGTCTTGCTTTATTAGCGCTGGTTTCGAATCTTTCAATATCTTTTCCGTCTACAGCTTCTTTTCTTTTCCACCCTCGAAGCCATTGCTCGGCTGAAGTGGTTTTTCCTTGAGCATACGCTCTCATATTAGTTCCTTCAGAGTAATTCATGTCTAATAAAAATAATGCTCTCTGTCTATCTAAAGATAAGTTTCTAGCATCATTATTTGGAATATTTATCCAACTTGGGACTTTATTTCCTGTCTGCTCCGCATATTGTCTGACTCTTTGCTGCAATCTTGGAACAGTAGATGCCTCAATTTGAAATGCTCCTTTTGCAATTCCACTTCCTCTTTGTACCATTTTAGGATCCATTGTATGCCCACTTTCATGATACCCAGATGTATCACTTAGAGCTAAATACTGTTGGGGAGTTCCTCCATGCATTCTAGCCATATGTTTTGCTACTTCAAACGCACTAAATGGATCTACATTTTTACTGCCCCCTCCTTGGTATTTACTAACACTCCCAGATCTTAGTAATCCTCCATATTTTTTAAACCCTTGCTTTTGGAAAAAATATTTAGATGTAGCACCCTCACCGCTCCAGTCAGCTTGCCATATAGGAGTTGTTGTTGGGGAAAATTCTCTTTCATCAGCTACTTGCGTTATTTTAGGAACAAGTCTCTCATATGTATCTTCAGTTCCCGTAAATACTCTTATTGAATTATTGTCATTAATGCCTCTTCTAGTATCTATTGGTTGGTTGAATGTTCTAAGTAAATTTTGATAAACTCGTTCATAGCTATCTCCAAATTGTGGATTTCCAATAAGGGAGTTTACAATTCCTTCGAATTGTTCCTGAGAATACAAACTATTTATACCTGGAGCATAAGGTCCTGACCCTTCTTGTATAAGCCCCTGAATTTGTCCCATTAGATATTTACCAGACATATTAGGAGTTATATCTATAGGCATAAGTTCTCCAATAACATTCCCATAATACCGTGCCCTGTCAAGATCTGAAGTACTATATATACCTGGTCCATAAGCCCTATCGCCTGATCCAAATGGGGATGTTAAAAATTTTGCAGCTTCGTCTAGATTGTTTGCGCGTACTCCTCTAAATGATGTTAAATATTGTCTCCCAAAATCTTGAACTGCCGAAGCAACTTCCGGGGAGTTCATCATTCCAGTATTATATGTAGCTGCAAGTTGTGGGTAATCTGCTAAAACAGTGTTTATAAGTCTACCAGTGTTATTTTGTCCACTTCCTCTCATTTGAGTATCGGGATAAATATCTCTATAAAGCTGTCTAGCATTATTGCCAGCTATACTAATTGTACCAGCAGCGTTAGCTAATTCCTCTGACATCCCCCCTGTATTATTATATGCTGCGCTACTCACAAGGTTAGCAGCTTCTTCAGCTGAGGTGATATCATGTCTTTTAAATGTATTTGCAGCTTCAAACAAATCTTGGGCCGAATTAGGAACTCTTATTGTTCCTGGTAATAGTACTGATGCAGCAGCTAATCCTGCTCCTAATCCTCCCTCAAGATAATTACCCTTTGCTATTTGTGCTCCAGATTCTATAATTCCCTGCAAATCTCCAGCAGGAGTTACGTATGTAGCTGGGGATACGCTCTCTGCTCTCCCGCTGGTCATAGCTGCACGTTTGTTGGGGTCTCTCCATTCATTAGTTTTGTTAAACATTAATGTTTGGAAAGCCTGCTCTTCGGCCTGCCTTTGTGCCCTTGGATCTATAACTCTCTGTGCTGGTCTATCTCTTACCAACGGATCAGGACGTACATCCATTGGTTGGAGGGTAGTTATTTCCGCATTAGGATTTCTTCTAGGACCTGCAGTTTGATATCTCCTCACACCTCCTGTCTGCATATTAGCAGGAGTTTCTACAACTGTTCCTTCCTGTGGACCTGTATGTTGCATCTGTTGCATTTGCTGCAACTGTTGCTGTCCTTGTTGTTCTTGAACAAACTCCGAGATAATATCTCTCCCTGCATCATATGCAGAGAATACATCCATAATCGAACCTGGGAATCCAGATTGTCTATGTCTGTTTAATAGTTCTCTTCGAGTTTGATTATTCATTAACCAAGAAACTTAAGTTTATAATATGCGGAGTTAAGAGCAGTTTTAATAGTATCTAAATCATTTACAATCTCAGATTGCTCTATAGTCTCTTGTACTTCGTGGATCTTATCTCTAAGCTTTTTTATGTACGTAAGAGCTTGATCAATTGAGTTTAATTCAGGAGCATATACAAATTTATATTTAGGAATTTCTCCTGTAGCCCCTTGAAATGATTCTGCAACTTGATCAGTTAACTCTCTGAGTTTATCATAAAGTTCATTCAGCGCTTTGTGTTGAGCATATGCTGAAGTTCCTGTTACAATTAAGTGCAAGATATGAAATTTATTAGAAGCATCCAATAACTCCACGATTAACTCTGGGAGTGTAGGATATTTCTCTTTCTCCTCTTTAACTTTATTAAGCTTCTCTATATACTTCATTTCTGCTTAGCTTGTGGGGCTGATTGAGCTTGTTCTTTTAACCCAAGTTCTTGTTGCTTGAGGTCTAACTCTTTCTGACGAATCTCAAAGTCAGATACCATCTTCTGCAGATCAATATCAAGTCTGTTTGTTTGATCAGATGCTTCTGCATTGATCAATGCAATCTCAATATCTTTCTGTCTATTTCTCTCGCTGTCCTGATACTTCATCTGAGACTCTTGCTGCTTAGATGCAAGTTCTTTCTGCTTCATCTCCATCTCAGCTTGCTGTTGTGCTTGCTGCAATTCTTGCTGAGCACGTTCTGCTCTTGCAATCTTATCCTTAATAGTTGCAAAGCTCTCAGTATCTAATAACTCTAGAACTGCAGATGCTGGAACTCCGTTCTGCATCATAGCCTGTGCAATAGAACGTGCCTGCTGTAAGTTCTCTTGATCCTTTCCTGAGTCAGACATAAATATCCCGTACTCAGTTTCCATATGCCCAAGAGAATCAAGATCTAAGTATTGAATAGAGGTATCTGGGAGTATGTATGTTCCCTTCTTCCCACTTACCCAAGCTTCTTTCGAATAATCCAACAATCCTTGAAGTTCTCTCTGTTCGAATTGAGCAAACTTCCTAAAGATATCTTCAGTGATATGTGAGGATTGTACAATAGCCTGCTGTGAAGCACCCTTTCCTTCATACGTTCCAATACTCCCTTGTCTTTGTCTATTAACCCCAGATATCTTTTCCCACTCTAACATAATAGAGTCAAGTAACTGAATATACTGAGCTATTGTCTTTACAGACATATCAAGTACCGACTGGTGTGTTGGGGACAGCTGAATACCTTCTTGATTGTAGTCCACCCATGCAATACCTGTTCCTTCTAAGTAGTACATGAACTTATCCATATCCCACTTCTTAGGGATAAGATTGATATCAAACTGAGCAATAATATCTTTAGATCTAGCAATGGATAGTTCCATTCTATACTTAAAGATGTTATAGTTAAGCTGATAGGGAATCCCTAAACTAACTAAAGAGATGTTATTAGAGTTGACATCAGAGTATCTCCGCCCATTGATTGGGAGTTTACACAATGATGGGTTATCCATTGATGTTCTCTGATTAGGAATTGGGGACATCTTAATATAGAATCTCCCATCTATCCTTGTACCCTCCCATACTTCGTTAACCCATTCAAACTTTAGCTTAGCTCCTTGAGCTTTAAGCTCTGGAGTTAACTTATATGATTCATCTACCTCCATCTCCTCAATGGTTCCTGTAGTCTGATCCATATACTCTACAAACCCAATTCTCTTTCTGCTCTTCCAGTAAACAGTGATACACTCAATGAGTCTATTTCTGTAGATATTGTCATTATTCCCTGCAGCTTCAGATCTGTACAATAAGTAGGTATCTACAGATTGATGGGTTGGGTTCTCAAGTTCTAATACTTGTTCCTCACTCAAATAATCCCCAAAGTGATCAACAAGCGTAGAGGCATGTGCAAATTTTCTAATAATTGCCCAATCTCCATCTTCTACGAAATCAATATCAGGGTCTTTATCAAAGTCAATGTCTAATGGGTTGAGTACTTCATAGAAAGGTTCTTTCCTACGAACACCTTTATGAGAATAACATTCCCCAGAAACTAAGAAGTGAAAGAATTGTTTTTGAAACTTATCGTAAATCTCTTCTTTCTGCATAATGTAGTTAATAGCAGCTTGTCCTTTGATGGCTCTATCATCTACATACGTTCTTTCGAATTGCTCAACAATCTGCTTAGGGAGTTCGGGTTGCTGTTGCTGCTGAGGATTGTTTGGATCCATCTGCTGCTGAAGCTTGGCAATAAACGTAGCTTGTATGTTGGTTAAGAGTGATTGCTTTTTAGCTTCCTCTTTCATCGTAATAGCATCCGCATTCTCTACAACAACTGTGTAGTTCATAGGACGCTTTGACTTCTCCCCAAGTAATAAGTCTATAATTGGTTTGATGATTGGATAGTTA